GAATTTGGAAGCTTATGAGCGATGGAAGTATCTCCTGCCAAAAGCGAAGCGGCCGTCAAAAGGTAGCGGCTACTCGCGAATACAGTGTGGAACTGGTAAGCCCCATCCTCACCTACCGGGAGGACATAGAATGCCTGCAGGAATTAGTCAGACGGTTGAGAAAAGCTGGGGCCTTTGCAAATGCTTCCTGTGGCATACACATTCACCTCGACGGTTCCAACCACACACCAAGGAGCATCCGAAACTTTATTAACATCATCGCCAGCAAGAATGACCTTTTTTACAAGGCACTTCAGATAGCGCCGGAGAGGATGAACTACTGCAAGAAGATGGACAGCATACTGGTCGACAAAATGAACCGCCGCAAGCCTAAGACCATGAGAATGATTGAGGAGATTTGGTACGAAGGCTACAGCGAGAGCCGCGACAAGCATTATCACAACAGCCGCTACCACTTCCTGAACCTTCACAGCTTTTTCACCGGTAATCACACAGTAGAGCTTAGGGGCTTTAACAGTGAGCTTCATGCTGGCAAGATAAGAAGCTATGTGGTTTTGGCCTTAGCCCTTAACCATCAGGCGCTTACGCAAAAATGCGCTTCGGCGAAGAAGCCGCAGACAGAGAACGAAAAGTTCGCCATGCGGACTTACTTAAACCGCATCGGCTTCATCGGTGATGAGTTTGCAAACTGCCGCGAACACCTGACTGCTCACTTGAACGGCTCGGCGGCATGGCGATTTCGGGCGGCCTGAACCACCCGAAAAGTCTAAACTCAAGAAGGAGGATACAAAGAAAAATGGATAAAAAACTGTACATTGCTTACGGCTCAAACCTTAACATAAAGCAGATGGCAAACCGGTGCCCCACAGCCAAGGTGGTAGGCACCAGCACGTTGAAAGATTGGCGGCTCCTGTTCCGGGGCGCACACGCGGGTGCAGTGGCGACAGTGGAACCGTTTAAGGGCGGCAGTGTTCCTGTATTAGTATGGGAACTGACTTCTGCAGACGAGACTGCACTCGATCGCTACGAAGGCTGGCCCTTCCTTTACCGAAAGGAAACGGTAAAGGTAAAACTGGGAGGTAAGACCGTCAAAGCTATGGTATATGTGATGAACGAGGGTAGACCGCTTGGCCAGCCAAGCTGCTATTACTATACCACCATATTGGAAGGCTACAAGGACGCGGGCTTTGACTTGGATATCCTGCGCCAGGCCACCATTGACTCGGTAGAGAAAGAGGTACCCACCGATGACTGAAAAGATAAAGGAACAAATCCTCGCTATACGAGAAAGCGGTGTCACAAATATGTTTGATGTGAATCGTGTACAGTACGAGGCTTACGAGCGTGGCTTCTACGAACTGGTAGCTTATCTCATTGACCACAAAGCTGAATATTGCCGTTTCATTTTAACTGGTGAAACACAAGAAGCGGAATAAAGAAGAAATAGGCAAAAGCAAAGGGCTTCCACGGAGGCTCTTTCCTTTTGCCTATTTTTATAAAGGAGGCGGCGCCTATGCGTAAATTAAAGAAATATAAGCCAACCGCCTTCATGGCCGAAGGCTCTTATTATGATAAAGATGCCGCAGACTATGCGGTTTCTTTTATACAGGCTCTCTCACATACGAAAGGCTCCTGGGCAGGTAAGCCTTTTGAGCTTATCGACTGGCAGGAGCAGATAGTTCGTGACATATTCGGTATTCTTAAGCCTAATGGTTACCGTCAGTTCAATACGGCGTATGTAGAGATTCCAAAAAAGCAGGGCAAATCGGAGCTTGCTGCGGCTATTGCCCTTTTGCTAACCTGTGGTGACGGCGAAGAACGTGCCGAAGTATATGGCTGTGCGGCTGATCGCCAGCAGGCTTCGATTGTTTTTGAAGTAGCAGCTGACATGGTACGGATGTGCCCTGCACTGTCCCGGCGTGTAAAGATACTGGCTTCAACAAAGCGACTGATATATCTTCCAACCAACAGCTTCTATCAGGTGCTGTCAGCTGAGGCTTATTCCAAGCATGGCTTCAACATCCACGGTGTGGTGTTTGATGAACTGCATACCCAGCCGAACAGGAAGTTGTTTGATGTTATGACGAAGGGTTCTGGCGATGCAAGAATGCAGCCGCTATATTTTCTCATCACCACGGCGGGATCAGATACCCAGAGTATTTGCTATGAAACACATCAGAAGGCGCTGGACATTTTAGAAGGCAGAAAACACGATCCTACTTTCTATCCGGTGATCTATGGTGCCAAGGAAGATGATGATTGGACTGATCCAAAAGTATGGAGGAAAGCGAATCCTTCCCTTGGAATCACGGTTGGAATTGATAAAGTTCGGGCTGCCTGTGAAAGTGCAAAGCAGAATCCGGCCGAAGAAAACAGCTTCAGACAGCTGCGACTTAATCAGTGGGTTAAACAAGCCGTACGTTGGATGCCAATGGCGAAATGGGATGCATGTGCATTCCCGGTTGACGCTGACAGCCTTGAAGGACGGGTATGTTATGGCGGGCTTGATCTTTCCTCCACAACGGACATTACAGCTTTCGTACTGGTATTCCCGCCACAGAACGAGGAGGACAAGTATGAGATACTCCCGTTTTTCTGGATGCCGGAGGACAACATTGATCTCCGGGTACGTCGTGACCATGTCCAATACGACCTCTGGGTAAAACAGGGACACCTTATGACGACAGAAGGAAATGTTGTGCATTACGGCTTTATTGAAAGTTTCATTGAACAACTCGGAATGAAATATAACATCCGGGAAATTGCCTTTGACCGATGGGGAGCTGTTCAGATGACACAGAACCTCGAGGGCCTCGGGTTTACAGTCGTTCCCTTCGGACAGGGCTTTAAAGATATGTCTCCACCTACCAAAGAACTAATGAAGCTGACATTGGAGCAGAAAATCGCCCACGGCGGTCATCCTGTTCTCCGTTGGATGATGGATAACATCTACATCAAGACCGATCCAGCAGGAAATATAAAGCCAGATAAGGAGAAGAGCACAGAAAGAATAGATGGCGCGGTAGCAACCATTATGGCACTTGACCGCGCCATCCGTTGTGGACATGGAAGCAGTGGCGAGTCTGTGTATAACGAGAGGGGGTTACTTATTTTATGAGTATATTTTCAGGTTTATTTCGATCACGGGATAAGCCTAAAAATCGTATTGGCAGTGCATTTTCGTTTCTGTTTGGCAGCACTACTAGTGGAAAGACAGTTAACGAACGGACGGCAATGCAATCAGCTGCAGTGTATGCCTGTGTGAGGATATTATCCGAGGCTATAGCCGGACTTCCGTTACATGTCTACCAATACCGAATGGATGGAAGCAAAGAACGTATACCACAGCACCCGTTATACTACTTGCTCCATAACGAACCTAACCCGGAGATGACTTCATTTGTGTTCAAAGAAACACTGATGAGTCATCTTTTACTTTGGGGCAATGCCTATGCGCAGATTTTAAGGAATGGCCGCGGACAGCCTATTGCACTGTACCCACTGCTTCCTAACAAGATGGAAGTTAGCAGAGCTACAAACGGAGAACTGATATACACCTACCGCAGGGATTCCGAAGAAAGTCGGCTCAATCCCAACAGCGGAACTGTGATACTTCGCAGAGATGAGATACTCCACATACCCGGTCTCGGCTTTGACGGACTTATAGGATACAGTCCTATTGCTATGGCTAAAAACGCCATCGGCATGTCGCTTGCGACTGAAGAATACGGTGCTTCATTCTTCGCAAACGGAGCAAATCCAGGTGGCGTACTGGAGCACCCTGGTGTAATCAAGGACATCCAGAGAGTCAAGGATAGTTGGAACAGCGCTTATCAAGGTAGCGGAAACGCCCATAGAATCGCTGTGCTGGAGGAAGGAATGAAGTTTCAGGCAATCGGTATTCCTCCGGAGCAGGCTCAATTCTTGGAGACACGAAAATTTCAGATCAATGAAATCGCTAGGATTTTCCGTATACCTCCGCACATGGTGGGTGACCTTGAAAAGTCGAGTTTCTCCAACATTGAGCAGCAATCACTGGAGTTCGTAAAATACACGCTTAACCCATGGGTGGTGCGATGGGAGCAGAGTCTTCAGCAATCGTTACTCTTGCCATCTGAGAAGAACTCAATCTTCATCAAGTTCAATGTTGACGGTCTGCTTCGTGGCGACTACCAGAGCCGGATGAATGGTTATGCAGTTGGACGGCAGAATGGCTGGCTGTCAGCGAATGATATCCGGGAGCTTGAAGATATGAATCGTATCCCTGCTGAGGAAGGCGGAGACCTGTATCTAGTGAACGGTAACATGCTCCCTCTTTCACAGGCAGGCAATTTTTATCAAAAGGAGGTTAACAGCCAATGAGGAAATTTTGGAATTGGGTGCGAGATGAAACTAGCGGAGAACGTACCTTATACCTCAACGGAGAAATTTCAGACGAGACCTGGTATGGCGACGAAGTGACACCAAAGATGTTTAGAGATGAACTGATGGCAGGCACTGGTGACGTCACGGTTTGGATTAACTCGCCAGGCGGGGATGTGTTTGCGGCTGCGCAGATATATAATATGCTAATGGATTATACCGGCAAGGTCACAGTTAAAATAGATGGCCTTGCTGCAAGCGCCGCTTCTGTCATTGCTATGGCTGGCGGCGATGTATATATGTCGCCGGTATCTATGATGATGATCCATAACCCTTCGACAATTGCCATCGGTGATAGCGAGGAAATGCTCCGTGCCAAGGCCTTGCTGGATGAGGTCAAGGAAAGCATCATCAACGCATACGAACTGAAGTCAGGCCTTTCGCGAGCAAAGATCTCCCATCTCATGGATGCTGAGACATGGATGAATGCGAATAAAGCTATTGAACTCGGATTTGCAGATAAAGTTCTGTTCATGGAGTACGATGAGCGCATTCCTCTGGATACAGGACAAGGCCTTATATTCTCTCGTGCAGCGGTATACAACTCTCTGCTTGGGAAGATGCCTAAGAAACCAAAACAGAAAACCGGTACCCCAATAGAGCAGCTGGAAAAGCGGCTCTTTTTAATTTCTTACTAATTTGAAGGAGGAACATCAAAATGAATAAGATTCTTGAACTGCGTGAAAAGCGTGCAAAGGCGTGGGATGCTGCAAAAGCGTTCCTTGACGCCAAGCGTGGCGGTGATGGGCTTCTGTCAGCCGAGGATACCGCTACCTATGAAAAAATGGAAAACGAAGTTGTGGCTCTGGGCAAGGAAATCGAACGTCTTGAGCGTCAAGCAGTAATTGATTTAGAGCTTTCCAAAGCTACCAGCAATCCTATTACAAATGCTCCTTCCAAGGTGGCTGAGGAAAAGACTGGTCGTGCATCCGCAGAATACAAAAAAGCTTTCTGGAGTGCTATGCGTACTCGTGCAGGAGAAGGACTTGATCCAACAGTAAGAAATGCCCTACAAATCGGTACTGATTCAGAGGGAGGCTATCTGGTTCCCGATGAGTTTGAACGTACTCTTGTAGAAGCACTTGAGGAGGAGAACATTTTCCGAACGCTGGCTAATGTTATCACTACCTCCTCCGGTGACCGCAAGATCCCTGTCGTTGCCACTAAGGGTACTGCGTCGTGGATCGACGAGGAAGGAACCATTCCCGAGAGCGATGACAGCTTTGGTCAGGTATCTATTGGGGCATATAAGCTGGGAACCCTGATAAAGGTTTCCGAGGAACTGCTGAATGACTCAGTGTTTGACCTTGAAGCCTACATCTCCAGAGAGTTTGCCCGCCGTATTGGCAATAAGGAAGAGGAAGCTTTTTTCACAGGCGACGGAAGCGGCAAGCCGACTGGCATCCTTGCATCTTCAGGCGGCGCTCAAATTGGTGCAACCACAGCAAGCGCTACCGCTATCACCCTCGACGAGGTGCTTGACCTGTTCTACAGCCTGAAAGCGCCATACCGCAATAGAGCGGTGTTTGTCATGAACGATGCGACTGTCAAGGCTATCCGCAAGCTAAAAGATGGCCAGGGCCAGTATCTCTGGCAGCCTTCCGTTCAGGCAGGTACACCTGACACCATTCTAAATCGACCGCTATATACTTCGGCGTATGTGCCCACTATTGCTGCGTCGGCAAAGACGGTTGTCTTTGGAGACTTCAGCTATTACTGGGTAGCAGATCGTCAGGGGCGTGTATTTAAGCGACTCAATGAACTCTTTGCTGTCACCGGACAGGTCGGTTTTGTAGCTACGCAGCGCGTAGATGGAAAGCTGATTCTGCCAGAGGCCATTAAGGTTCTCCAGCAGAAAGCTTAATGGAGGATTGAGTTATGAGCTACATTACTAAGAATTACATGGAACAGGGCGGCGAAAAATGGGTTGTTGGCGGCACGTTGGAAATTCTGCCGGGGGCCTCGGTGACGGGGCTTCCTGTCGCGGAGAACCAAACTGACAGCGTCGCATCTGATGTCGCAGGGCTCACAGCGGATTTTAATGCTTTGCTTTCTAAACTGAAAGCGGCAGGGCTGATGGCAGCTGACGAAGAGTGAGCGGAAGGAGGCGTACAGCATGGCGGTATCAGATAATCTTTTACCCAAGGTCAAAGCAAACCTTATCCTCACTCACGATACGGACGATGAGCTTCTGCTGAGCTTCATTAGCGCTGCCCTGTCCTACGCCGAGAGCTACCAGCACGTTGCTGCCGGATGGTATGAAACACACATAATGCCGCCCACTACCGAACAGGCTGTTATTATGCTGTCAAGCCATTTCTACGAAAGCAGGGATGGCTCGACAGCCGGTTTTTTCGGAGATAACGTGCAGGCAGGGCAGCAGGTATGGAATACGGTGAATATGCTGCTGCGGTTGGACAAAGACTGGAGGGTTTGAGGGATGAGCTTCGGGAAAATGAACACATTTGTGGACATCATCTTAACCAAGCCGGTTAAGGACAGCGAGGGTTTTGCTGAAAAAGGAGACATCATCCTTGCTTCGGTCAGGGCATACAAGGAAGATAGGCATGGCAGTGAAAAATGG